TTAATCAAATATGCTCATAGCTTGATGTTTTTTATCAGTATATAAATGAGAGTACGTTTGAATTGTTTCTGTAATGTTAGAGTGCCTCATTAATTCCATTAATAAATACATATCTACACCATTATTAATTAAATAGCTAGCGTACGAGTGTCTTAAATGGTGTATTTTTAGATTCGGGAATATAGATTTAAAATGATACGAATAAGTAACGTATCTAATAGGTTCTAAACCCCCGAATATAAAATAGTTTTCGTCAAAATATTTATATCTTTTAGAAGATTCATTATACATGTTTTTAAGCATCTCTCTAATTAATTTTGGTACAGGTATTATCCCTTTAGAACTTTCTTTTTTTAGATTATGTTCAATTTCTCTATTACTTAAATTGATTTTCTTATTTACGTCAATTTCGCCTTTTATTTTATCGTAATCTTTCCACTGCAAAGCTAAAGCTTCGCCTATTCTAAGACCAGAATAAAATAACAGTTTAGTTAGCTGACGAGAAGTATCGTTTGTGATTTGTTCTACTTTTTCATCAAATTCTTCACGAGTGATAAATTTAGCTTGTGGTTTTGTTCTGGGAATAGGGGTTACCGATAGTGTGGGGTCGTATAAGAGCTTGTAATGCTTTTTGGCGTAATTGATAACTGCTTTAAAACCTGCCCACACAGATCGTGCATAGCCAACAGAAAGACCTGCATCGTTTAACAAATAATTCCTGAAAGCAGTACATTGCGTAGTAGTGATTTTGCCAATAGGGATATTTCCGAACCTTTCTTTTATGTGAGTATTATATTCTGTAGTTCGCTTTTCTATTGAGCGTGCAGAAAGATTTTCATTTTTTAAACGATTAAAAAATATATATTCAAAGGGTTGATTGTCCGAGTATCCATATTTAACATTTTGTATAAATTCGCTTTCAGCTAGTTTGGCATCTTTCTTACGTTCAAACCCACGCTTCATTTTTCGTTTGTTATTACCGTATACATCTTTATATCTAATAGAAAAATACCATTTACCTGTATTATCATCCTTATATACTGGCATTTTGCTTCTCCCTCCTCAAAATTGGCAAAAAATAATAAGGGTAGGCGGGCTACCCGAAATTTTATTGTTGAATCACTTCACTATTTTGATGTTTGAAATTGTCAAAATCATTTTGTGCTTTCTTCCATGAATTATAGTCTTGTCCGTCTTGTACTGCCCATGAACCACCTATGCCGGCAGTATGGCCACCATTCTGACGTTTGTTTTCTTCTGTTGCTCTTTTAGCTTCTTGATAAGCGTTATAAGATGTGTCACTTGAAAACTCATCTTTTACTGGTGCATTGTTGTTTTTGTTAGAAGCGGGATTATTTTGTGTTTGATTTTGTTTAGGTGCGTTGTTAGTTTGTTGATGATCATTAACATTAGTGTTGTTCTCGTTGTTTACTTGATTATTGTTCTCGTTTTGATTAGTATTTTCTTTTTTCGCTTCTACTTTTTCTTTAGTTTCTTTCTTTTTGTCTTTGTTCTCTTTCTTTGTTTCGGTTTTCTTGCTTTCCTCTTTCTTATCGCCGTCGTTGCTACCGCATGCACCTAACACTAACGCACTAGCTAAAATTAAATATAATAATCTTTTCATGTTTTATACCCCTTTATTTGCAATTTGTTTTAATAAATTTATGATTTCATTGTTTTGTTCTATGATTTTGTTTTCGTTTTTAAGATGTTCATCTAACATCTCTATTAAGACGAAATTTTGATTTATCATTTCATAAGTAAACATTTGACCAGCGTTATTAGGATTAGAAAAAGAACTACTGAAACGCGTTGAAAAGCTATCTATAAATTGACCAACTTTATTTTTTAACAACATATCTTTACCGCTCTCAGACATTGTATTTAGTTCGCGCTTATTTAAAGTTTTTTCTATAATTTTGTATTTTGTTTCCTGATTTCTTTCGATTTCTTCTACTTCAAAAGGGATATTGTTATTAAATTTCTCGATAATATCACGTTTTTCAGAAATTGACATACGATCAAATACTTGTTTTTGACCTTTATTTAACTTCCCTCGAATTTTTCCGGCAGTCCAAGACTCTTTAACTGTTAACTTATCATTAGGAACTTGATTCATCTTTTACATGACTCCTTTTCTCATATTTCTTTATATTTAAAAACTCTCAACGGCTCAAATGTAATAGAATACTCGCCATAGTGAGTTCCAATACCATATATCTTTTTGTATTGTTCTATTGCTTCTAATATGTATTCTTCACTCAATTGCAGATACTCAGACAACTCATATAAATTACGTACACCGTAATTGTGCGCTTCAACAATTTCGCGTAACGGGACTGCTGAGATAAAGCCGTGTCGTCTTGCGTAATTTTCGAACTTGCGATTGTTGAATTTCGATTGATCTAAAATGTTGCCATACGTCAACTTGTGGTGGGCAAGTTCTTCATATAATACTTCTAATTTGTTCCTTTCGGATAGGGAAGGTCTAATAAAAATTTCTCCTTCTTGATACCAACCATCGAATCCTCGAGGTACTCTTTGTGTTTCTTTCACTTCAACTTCACATTTCATAAGCAATTCTTCGTATTTTCCCATGCGCCAAACCCCTTTGGTGTCTTATTTCTTTCTATCTCTAACCCATTGCATAAAGTTTTCGATTTCTTCCCATTCTTCGGGAGTAAATTCATCTTTATTTGCATGACCGGCTATAGTTTCTTGATGAATACTTCTTTCTTCTGTAATTCTCGATTTAGGTACATTAAAGTAATCTGCTAATTGTTGGACTTTTGATATTCTAGGATATTTAAGTTCTTTAAGCCAGTTAGAGATTGTTGATTGACTTACCCCGATTGCTTCAGACAATTCTACTTGAGTAATGTTGTTCTCTTTCATAAGTTGTTCTAAGTTCTCTGATAAAATTTTTCTAGCACTCTTATATTCCATAATCTTCTCCTTTAGTATTACTTAATGTAATACTAATTTACCATAAGTAATATCACTTTTCAATACAAAATATTACTTTAGGTGTTGACATATTACTTTAAGTGATAGTATAGTTGTAAATGTCAACGGGAGGTGATACGAAATGCCAGAAAATTTTAAAGAGTTCTCTGTAAAGGTCTGGAGAACTAATTCGAATATGACACAACAAGATGTCGCTGATAAATTAGGCGTTACTAAACAATCTGTAATAAGATGGGAAAAAGATGACGCAGAATTAAAAGGCTTACAATTGTATGCTTTAGCCAAATTATTCAACACAGAAGTTGATTATATAAAGGCTAAAAAAATTTAACATTAATATCACTTTAAGTGATAAAGGAGGAAACTGAAATGCAAGAATTACAAACATTTAATTTTGAAGAATTACCAGTAAGGACATTAGAGGTTAACGGCGAACCATATTTTATAGGGAAAGATGTTGCTGACATTTTAGGATATGCAAACGGACGAGATGCTTTGTCAAAACATGTTGATGTAGAAGATAAGCTGGCGTCGCAAATCGCGACGGCAGGTCAAAACAGAAATGTAACGATCATCAACGAATCAGGATTATACAGTTTAATCTTTTCTAGCAAATTAGAAAATGCGAAGCGGTTCAAACGCTGGGTAACTTCGGAAGTTTTACCAACGTTAAGAAAAACTGGTGCGTACCAAGTACCTAGCGACCCGATGCAAGCATTGAGATTAATGTTTGAAGCTACAGAAGAAACAAAACAAGAAATTAAAAACGTAAAAGATGATGTTATTGATTTGAAAGAAAATCAAAAACTGGATGCGGGAGACTACAATTTCTTAACTAGAACTATCAATCAAAGAGTAGCTCACGTACAAAGACTACATGCGATAACAAATCAAAAACAACGTAGCGAATTATTCAGGGATATTAATTCAGAAGTGAAAAAGATGACTGGCGCGAGTTCAAGAACGAATGTAAGACAAAAACATTTCGACGATGTAATCGAAATGATTGCTAATTGGTTCCCGTCACAAGCTACTTTATACAGAATCAAGCAAATTGAAATGAAATTCGAAAACGAAATATAGGAGGAATTATCAATGAACACACTATATAAAACAACCCTCCTCATCACAATGGCAGTTGCGACTTGGAAGGTTTGGAAGATTGAAAAAAATACTAGAAACGCTGATTGTGCGTTATCAGTTTCATTAAGTGATTTACCTGAACTATCAGCGAATTCTATTGCTTCAATATAAGGAGGAAAAGATATGATGAAAAATAGTTTGCAAGCTAAAGAACTTGCGGTAATTTTATCTGTTTCTAAATCCAAAGCAGGACAAATAATAAGAGAATTGAATAAAGAGCTTGAAGACGAAGGATATATTGCAATACGAGGCAAAATACCCGTCCAATTAGCTAGGAAAAAATTCCCTTATCACGACTTATCAGACCAGAGAATAATAGAGGAGTTGAAAAAAGTAAATGAGTAAAACTTATAAAAGTTACTTAATAGCAGTGCTATGCTTCACAGTCTTAGCGATTGTACTCATGCCGTTTCTATACTTCACTACAGCGTGGTCAATTGCAGGATTCGCAAGCATTGGAACATTCATGTTCTATAAAGAATGCTTTTATAAAAAATAAAAAAATCTGTTACATGCGCCAACAGGTAACAGAAAAGTAATTAGAAATATAAACTTACGTTCAATATAAAACGAAACAAGGAGGAAGTCAACCATGACTAAAAACTATAAAGACATGACTCAGGACGAATTAAGGGATTTATTAGGTGAAAAAACCTCAGAACTGTATGATTTAGCGAAAGAAATTAAGAGAGAAAGTAAATTTGATATTTTGTTTTTCTCAGCAATAGGAGTTAGCGACGGAGATTTCATAAAAAGTTCAAGTTCTGCGCTTGGCAATGCTTTTAATCTTGCTGAATTATTGGATAATGCTACTAATTTCGACGATGTCATTAACGCCATTCAAAAACGTAAACTACAAAAATTTCTTGCTATAGATAACAACAAGGAGGGCTAAAACAATGTATTACAAAACGGGTGAGATAAAAAATAAAATTATAAGTTTTAACGGGTTCGAATTTAAAGTGTCTGCGATGAAGAAACATGACGGTATCAGTATACAAATCAAGGATATGAATAATGTTCCACTTAAATCATTTCATGTTGTAGATTTAAGCGAACTATATATTGCAATGGATGCAATGCACGACGTTGTAAACGAATGGATTAAAGAAAATACAGATGATTACGACAGACTAATTAACTTAGTCATGAGATGGTAGGAGGTCGCTATGAAGCAGACTGTAACTTATCTAATCAAGCATAAAGATGAAAATCTATTTATTACAAACCGACCAACCGAAGTGAACGACACAGTGAAGTATTCAACTGATATGCGAGACGCAAGAGAATTCGACGGACTAGACAAAACTGTTATTGATATGTCTAAGCACAAAGCAATCAAGAAAACAGTGACAGAAACAATTGAGTATGAGGAGGTAGAACATGACTGAAAAAACTAATCAAGATGTCGATATTTTAACGCAACTAGGTATAAAAGACATCAGCAAACAAAATGCAAACAAGTTTTATAAATTTGCGATATACGGCAAGTTCGGGACTGGTAAAACTACGTTTTTAACAAAAGATAACAACGCCTTAGTACTAGATATAAATGAGGACGGTACAACGGTAACAGAAGATGGGGCAGTTGTGCAGATTAAGAATTACAAGCATTTTAGTGCAGTGATTAAAATGTTGCCTAAAATTATTGAACAACTAAGAGAAAACGGAAAACAAATTGATGTTGTAGTGATTGAAACAATCCAAAAGCTACGTGATATCACTATGGACGACATCATGGACGGAAAATCAAAGAAACCAACATTTAATGATTGGGGCGAGTGTGCTACACGCATTGTAAGTATTTATCGTTATATTTCTAAATTACAACAACATTTTCAATTTCATCTTGCTATAAGCGGACACGAGGGCATTAACAAAGACAAAGATGATGAGGGAAGCACTATCAATCCAACAATCACGATAGAGGCACAAGACCAAATAAAAAAAGCAGTCATCAGTCAATCTGACGTGTTAGCAAGAATGACAATTGAAGAACATGAGCAAGACGGCGAAAAAACTTATCAATATGTGCTTAACGCTGAACCATCAAACTTATTTGAGACAAAGATAAGACACTCAAGCAACATCAAAATTAACAACAAACGTTTCATTAATCCAAGTATTAACGATGTAGTACAAGCAATCAGAAATGGTAATTAAAAATTAATTAAAAGGACGGTATAAAAATTATGAAAATCACTGGTAGAACACAATACATTCAAGAAACTAATCAAGAGGCATTCATGAAAGGTGGGGACTTTTTAGGAGCTGGAGAATTTACAGTGAAAGTTGCAAATGTCGAATTTAACGATAAAGAAAACAGATACTTCACAATTATTTTTGAAAACAACGAAGGTAAACAATACAAACACAACCAATTCGTCCCACCATTCCAACAAGATTATCAAGAAAAACAATATATCGAGTTACTTAGCAGATTAGGAATTAAATTGAACTTACCAGATTTAACTTTTGACACAGATCAATTAATTAACAAAATCGGGACTATTGTACTTAAAAATAAATTTAACGAGGAACAAGGTAAGTACTTTGTAAGACTCTCATATGTAAAAGTTTGGAATAAGGGCGATGAAGTAGTTAATAAACCAGAACCTAAAACTGATGAGATGAAACAAAAAGAACAGCAAGCAAATGGTAAACAGACGCCGATGAGCCAGCAATCAAACCCATTCGCTAATGCTAATGGTCCAATAGAAATCAATGATGATGATTTACCGTTCTAGGACGTGATTTAAATGCAATACATTACAAGATACCAGAAAGACAATGACGGCACTTATTCCGTCGTTGCTACTGGTGTTGAACTTGAACAAAGTCACATTGACTTACTAGAAAACGGATATCCGCTAAAAGCAGAAGTAGAGGTTCCGGACAATAAAAAGTTGTCTATAGAACAACGCAAAAAAATATTCGCAATGTGTAGAGATATAGAACTTCACTGGGGCGAACCAGTAGAATCAACTAGAAAATTATTACAAACAGAATTGGAAATTATGAAAGGTTATGAAGAAATCAGTCTGCGCGACTGTTCTATGAAAGTTGCAAGGGAGTTAATAGAACTGATTATAGCGTTTATGTTTCATCATCAAATACCTATGAGTGTAGAAACGAGTAAGTTGTTAAGCGAAGATAAAGCGTTATTATATTGGGCTACAATCAACCGCAACTGTGTAATTTGTGGAAAGCCTCACGCTGATTTGGCGCATTATGAAGCAGTCGGTAGAGGAATGAACAGAAACAAGATGAACCACTATGACAAACATGTATTAGCGTTATGTCGCGAACATCATAACCAGCAACATGCGATTGGCGTTAAGTCGTTTGATGATAAATATCACTTGCATGACTCGTGGATAAAAGTTGATGAGAGGCTCAATAAAATGTTGAAAGGAGAGAACGATGAATAAGTTATTGATAGATGATTATCCTATACAAGTTTTGCCGAAATTAGCTGAATTAATAGGGTTAAACGAAGCAATAGTATTGCAACAAATGCATTATTGGATAGGGAACAGCAAACATGAATACGACAACAAAAAATGGATTTATAACTCTTATCCAAAGTGGATTGAACAGTTTCCGTTTTGGAGTGAAAGCACCATAAAAAGAGCTATCACCAGTTTAGAAAAACAAAACCTATTGCATGTAGGTAATTACAACAAAGCTGGATTTGATCGTACTAAATGGTATTCAATAAACTATTTCGAATTAGAAATATTGGTGACCCGAGCATCAGGTCAAAATGACCCGACGATGAGGTCAAAATGGCACGATGGAAGAGGTCAAAATGACCCGACCAATACCAGAGACTACACAGAGACTTCTTCAGAGACTACTTCAAATAATAGCGCAACTGACGTTACGCATGAGCAATTCGAGGAATGGTGGAAACTTTATGACAAGAAGAAAGATAAGAAGATGTCTTTCACTAAATTCAAATCATGCTTAAAGAAACATTCTTTTGAGCAAATCATGCAAGGTACTCGAGAGTATTTAAAAACTATTACAGACAAGCAATATCAAAAGTACCCTAAAACGTTTTTAACTAACGAAAGCTATATGAATGATTATAGCGAAGAGATTAAAGAAACTGGCATAGATCAATTGGAACGTATGAAGTACGACGAAAGTTATTGGGATTAGAGGGATATTATGAAACCACTATTCAGCGAAAAGATAAACGAAAGTTTGAAAAAATATCAACCTACTCATGTCGAAAAGGGATTGAAATGTGAGAGATGTGGAAGTGAATACGACTTATATAAGTTTGCTCCTACTAAAAAACACCCGAATGGTTACGAATATAAAGACGGTTGCAAATGTGAAATCTATGAGGAATATAAACGAAACAAGCAACGGAAGATAAACAACATATTCAATCAATCAAACGTTAATCCGTCTTTAAGAGATGCAACGGTTAACAACTATAAGCCACAAAATGAAAAACAAGTACAAGCTAAGCAAACAGCAATAGAGTATGTACAAGGTTTCTCTACAAAAGAACCAAAATCATTAATATTGCAAGGTTCATACGGAACTGGTAAAAGCCACCTAGCATACGCTATCGCAAAAGCAGTCAAAGCTAAAGGACATACAGTTGCTTTTATGCACATACCAATGTTGATGGATCGTATCAAAGCGACATACAACAAAAATGCAGTAGAGACTACAGACGAGCTAGTCAGATTGCTAAGTGATATTGATTTACTTGTACTAGATGATGTGGGTGTAGAAAACACAGAACACACTTTAAATAAACTTTTCAGCATTGTTGATAACAGAGTAGGTAAAAACAATATCTTTACAACAAACTTTAGTGATAAAGAACTAAATCAAAATATGAACTGGCAACGTATCAATTCGAGAATGAAACACAACGCAAGAAAAGTAAGAGTAATCGGAGACGATTTCAGGGAGCGAGACACATGGTAACCAAAGAATTTTTAAAAACTAAACTTGAGTGCTCAGATATGTACGCTCAGAAACTCATAGACGAGGCACAGGGCGATGGAAATAAGTTATATGACCTATTTATCCAAAAACTTGCAGAACGTCATACACGCCCCGCTATAGTCGAATATTAAGGAGTGTTAAAAATGCCGAAAGAAAAATATTACTTATACCGAGAAGATGGCACAGAAGATATTAAGGTCATCAAGTATAAAGACAACGTAAATGAAGTTTATTCGCTCTCAGGAGCCCATTTTAGCGACGAAAAGAAAATTATGACTGATAGTGACCTAAAACGATTCAAAGGCGCTCACGGGCTTCTATATGAGCAAGAGCTAGGGTTACAAGCAACGATATTTGATATTTAGAGGTGGCACATGGAAATAGAAATTAAATTTAACGAAACGTTCGAGGCACCTATGGGCTCGCCTCGTCCACGCTTTCGTAATACAGGAAGATTTGTTCAAACTTACATGCCTACGTCTTATACAAAGCATAAAGCGTATATACAAGGGCAAATGCCTAAGTTGAATCTAGAGCGCGCACTAAAAATCGAATTAGACTTTTACTTTCCATTGCTTAAATCATGGTCAAAGAAAAAGAAAAGCGAAATGGTTGGACAATATAAAGTGACTAAGCCGGATATCGATAACTTAATTAAAACGGTATTAGACGCATGTAATGGTCATGTATGGAAAGACGATAACCAAATTACAGAAATAACTAGCTCAAAACGTTATGGACTAGAACCAAAAATAATCATGCGAGTTGAGGAAGTGATCTAATGCAACAACAAGCATATATAAACGCAACGATTGATATAAGGATACCTACAGAAGTTGAATATCAGCATTACGATGATGTGGATAAAGAAAAAGAATCGCTGGCAGATTACTTATATAACAATCCTAACGAATTACTAGAGTATGACAATTTAAAAATTAGAAATGTAAATGTAGAGGTGGAGTAAATGGCAAAAATTACCAAAGAAACAAAAACTGTAAGTGACGGTTATTCAAGAGAAGACCGCGAAACGACATTGAACTATGATTACGAAAACCAACAATGGATTGCTTACTCATCAGTACCAACACATATTACTAGAATGACAAAGTTGTACGGCGATGATGTAGAGGTATTGGAACGATTAGAATCTGGGACTGCGGTATTGGTTAGGGCGAAACTACCTAAAAGCGCAATAGGTTTTAGAAAATTAATGTCTGAAGAGCGACGACAAGCATTATCTGAGAGAGCAAAAAAAGTATTCGGTCATTAACACTCGTGAATATAGAGTGTAAAACGACTAAAAAGACACGCTAATACTTTTTAAGATAAATAACACTTAGAACAAAAAGTATGAGCTTTAAAATTTTTAATACAAGATAAATACGGGGGTAAAATAAATGAGTATCGTAAAGATTAACGGTAAGCCATATAAATTTACCGAACATGAAAATGAATTGATAAAAAAGAACGGTTTAACTCCAGGAATGGTTGCGAAAAGAGTACGAGGTGGTTGGGCGTTGTTAGAAGCCTTACATGCACCTTATGGTATGCGCTTAGCTGAGTATAAAGAAATCGTGTTATCCAAAATTATGGAACGAGAGAGCAAAGAGCGTGAAATAGCTAGGCAACGACGTAAAGAGGCAGAGCTAAGAAGAAAGAAGCCACATTTATTTAACGTGCCACAAGTGCATCCAAGAGGACGTTATGCGTGCTACCTGATGGAAAATGACATATTCGTGAAAGTTAAGAAGTAGATCATGACAGATAACGCGCGCAAAGAATACTTAAGCCGATTTTTCGGCTCTAAGAGATATCTGTATCAGGATAACGAGCGAGTGGCTCATATTCATGTAGTAAATAGCACTTATTACTTTCATGGGCATATCGTGCCAGGTTGGCAAGGCGTGAAAAAGACGTTTGATACAACCGAAGAGCTAGAAACGTATATAAAGCAACATGGTTTGAAATATGAGGAACAGAAGCAACTAACTTTATTTTAGAGAAGATGGAAATGATGAAAATCAAGGTTGAAAAAGAAGTGAATTTACCTGAACTTATCCAATGGGCTTGGGATAACCCCAAGTTATCAGGTAATAAAAGATTCTATTCAAATAATGTTGAGCGCAACTGTTGTGTGACTTTTGATGTTGATAGCATCTTATGTAATGTGACTGGATATGTATCAATTAACGATAAATTTACTATTCAAGAGGAGATATAAAAATGAAAATCAAAATTAAAAAAGAAATGAGTCTAGATGAATTAATTAAGTGGGCGCGAGAAAATCCGGATCTATCACAAGGAAAAATATTTTTTTCAACAGGATTTAGTGATGGATTCGTTCGTTTTCATCCAAATACAAATAAGTGTTCGACGTCAAGTTTTATTCCAATTGATATCCCCTTCATAGTTGATATTGAAAAAGAAGTAACGGAAGAGACTAAGGTTGATAGGTTGATTGAATTATTCGAGATTCAAGAAGGAGACTATAACTCTACACTATATGAGAACACTAGTATAAAAGAATGTTTATATGGCAGATGTGTACCTACTAAAGCATTCTATATCTTAAACGATGATATGACGATGACATTGATTTGGAAAGATGGGGAGTTGGTAGAATGATGCAAACCTATAAAGTAAGTCTTTGTATCAAGTTCTTAGCATCTAAATGTGATTATAAAATAAAAAAGCATTATTTTGTGCAAAGTACGAATGAGGTAGAAGGCGCGTATATGGCATTAAAACTGACTCGTAAAAAACTCCCATTCAAAACTGCAAGCATAGAGGTCGAAAAAGTGGAGGTAGTAGAATGATACCGAAATATAGAGTATGGGACACCGAAACAAAAAAGATGTGTGAGGTTGTGGCGTTAGATCTTCACAATAGCGAAGTTAGTTATTCAACAAAAGAAAATGAATACGGCAAGGTTATAAAGGAGTTTATAAAGACTGAGAAAATGGCAGATGTAGAACTTATGCAGTCAATAGGTATAAATCTTTGGGGAAGAGAATTATTCGAGGGCGATATATTAAAAGTCGTATCAACGAAACTGTGGGGCATCGAACGGGATAAAACATACATTTATTTAGATGCTGCAGGCGTAGTCACTCGCGACCATATTGGCACTATGATTGGCGACGTACAGCTATTGAGAGTTTTTGATGCTGAAGAAGTTCGTGAAACGCCAACTATTGAATACTTAGGCAATAAGTTTGAAAATCCGGAGTTACTGGAGGAGATAGAATAATGTTGAAATTTAGAGCATGGGATAAATATGAAAAAACAATGTTAGATGTTCATGGAATTAATTTTGATGAATATGGTGTATGGACTCGTGAATTGATTGATGACGAAGATGATGGTGGTTTTATTCTTACAGAAGATGTAAAACTATTACAATACACAGGACTTAAAGACAAAAACAACACCAAAATATACGACGGCGATATTGTTGAGTTTGAAGATGGAGTATTAGCAATAGCAGGCGATGATGAATCTATAGTAGGAACAATCAATAGAGCAGTGATATCTATTGATATTGTAAATGGCATTCAATTAAAAGATTTTATGTTTGAGGGCGCAGTCTCCGAAAATGATTACTTTGAGTATATAGACATAAAATCCTTCCTTAGATATGACTGTGAGGTTAAAGGCAACATATTTGAATCATCTCATTTATTGGAGGTAACAGAATGAACTATGAAACAGGGTTCCAACTAGGTGTAATGGAAGCTAGGTTGAAGAAGATGAGAAAACAACGTGATGCGTACAAAAAGCAACGTGATGAGCTTATCGTGGATATAGGTAAGTTACGAGAACGTAACAAAGAGCTAGAGAACATGTGGCGCACGCTTAAAAATGAATTGCTTGGAAGATACGAATTTTACCGTTTTAGACTTAACGAACTACAGATTGAGAGTAGAGCGAACAAGGCAGTAGCTATAAACATGGGAGCTAAAATCAACGCAAGTGCTATATTGTACCGAATGGACAAATTAGACGGAACAAATGAGTTCTACGAATTTTTAGGACAAATGGAGGATGACACTAATGAATAACCGTGAACAAATAGAACAATCCGTTATCAGTGCTAGTGCGTATAACGGCAATGACACAGAGGGATTGTTAAAAGAGATTGAGGACGTGTATAAGAAAGCTCAAGCGTTTGATGAAATACTTGAGGGTTTACCTAATGCTATGCAAGATGCACTCAAAGAAGATATTGAACTTGATGAAGCAGTAGGGGTTATGGTAAGTCAAGTTGTCTATAAATATGAGGAGGAACGTGAAAATGAAAAAATTTAATGTTCAAATCACATACGCTGGCATGATTGAAGAGACTATCGAGGCTGAAAGTTTAGAAGAAGCAGAAATTGAGGCGGATTTTATTGCGATATTTGAAGCATCATTTAATTATGATGAATATGAAATTAATGTAGAGGAGGACAACGATAATGACTAACACATTAACAACTGATCAGTTACAAGAGTTATTACAAATACAAAAGGAGTTCGACGATAGAATACCGACCAGAAATTTAAATGACACAGTAGCTAGTATTATTATTGAATTTGCGGAGTGGGTTAACACACTTGAGTTTTTTAAAAATTGGAAGAAACAACCAGGTAAGCCGTTAGATACACAATTAGATGAGATTGCTGATTACTTAGCTTTCAGTTTGCAATTAACTCTGACTATTGTTAATGAAGAAGATTTGGAAGAAACTACTGAGGTTATGGTTGATTTGTTTGAAAATGAAGTTACTTTACCTAAACTACATTCAGTTTATTTTGTTCATGTAATGCATACACTAACAGAACAATTTGTAAAAGGTATTGATAATAGTATTGTACAAGTTTTAATAATGCCGTTTTTGTACGCCAATACTTACTATTCAATCGACCAACTCGTTGACGCATACAAAAAGAAAATGAAAAGGAATCATGAAAGACAAGATGGAACAGCAGACGCAGGAAAAGGATACGTGTAAAGACATCTTAGATCGAGTCAAGGAGGTTTTGGGGAAATGAATTACATCATTACATTAGTTCTAATATTTGTATTCATAGTAATATTTAACAATTTACTCAACAGATATATGGTTTTGTACAAAGAATTAGATTTATTTACATGCAGAATCGGAATGTTACTAGTCTTAATCATTCTAGTAGAATTTGCAAAGCAACAAAATATGTTGGCTACATTGAGTGTCGTACTAATACTTTTATTCGTAGAAAAACTTAGAATCATTCAAAGGAGTGAAAAGAAATGACACAATATAAAATAAGCTATTTTAACAGTTACTATAAATTTTATCCGTACTTAATCGTAAGAAGTGTGATTTTACAGCCAAGTGAAAGAGGTGACGAGTAAGTGACACAATACTTAGTCACAACATTCAAAGATTCAACAGGACGCAAGCATACACACATAACTAAAGCTAAGAGCAATCAAAAATTTACAGTTGTTGAGGCAGAGAGTAAAGAAGAAGCGAAAGAGAAATATGAGGAACAGAATGCTCCAGTTGTCTACTACACTAATAATTCTAAAGTAACCCTATTCGAAAGACCTAGTGAAGAAGTATTACGTTCTTTGTTCGAAGAGAAATAAAATCATTAAAGAGGGGAAATAATAATGTTTAATATACCTAAAATGAAATTACCAGAAAAGCACACTGAGGTATTTAAGACGTATAAAAATAAAACACCAGAAGAAAAAGCTAAGATTGAAGATTACTTTATTAAAACTGTCAAAGATGAAGATAGTGAATTTTACAGCCCTATGTTAGCTGGTCTAAACGAACAACAGTTAAAGAGTATGTTGAGACAGGTACTTTTTTTGATTGATACAGGAGATGACAATGATGATTAAAAAACTTAAAAATAAGGATTGGTTCGATATCTTTACTGTTGGAATACTGTCATTATTCGGTATATTCGCATTGCTACTTGTTATCACATTACCTATCTATACAGTGGCTAGTTACCAACACAAAGAAACGCACCAAGGAACTATTACAGATAAATATAACAAGAGACAAGATAAAGAAGACAAGTTCTATATTGTATTAGACAACAAACAAGTCATTGAAAATTCCGACTTATTATTCAAAAAGAAATTTGATAGCGCAGACATACAAGCTAGGTTAAAAGTAGGTGATAAAGTAGAAGTTAAAACGATTGGCTATAGAATACACTTTTTAAATTTATATCCGGTCTTATACGAAGTAAAGAAGGTAGATAAACAATGATTAAACAAATACTAAGACTATTATTCTTACTAGCGATGTATGAGCTAGGTAAGTATGTAACTGAGCAAGTATATATTATGATGACGGCTAATGATGATGTAGAGGCACCGAGTGATTTCGCAAAGTTGAGCGATCAGTGTGATTTGATGAGGGCGGAGGTGTCAGAGTAGATGTATAGCAAAGAGTCAATCGTTAATATGATAGGCACACATAAAATGAAGTGTAATGTGTTAGCTGATGTAATACCGGAATATGATAGCAACTCAATCGCACAGTACGGCATACAAGCAACGTTACCAAAACCACAAGGGGAAACTTCAAGCAAAGTTGAAGATGTTGTTGTGAGGCTTGAGAGAGCAAATAAAAGGTATGCTCAGATGTTAAAAGAGGTTGAGTTTATAAACCAATCGCAACAGAGATTAGGACATGTTGACTTTTGTTTCTTAGAGTTGTTGAAGAAAGGTTATAACAGGGATGCGATTATCAAGAAGATGCCTAACTCTAAATTGAACAGAAACAACTTCTTAGCGCGCCGTGATGAGTTAGCAGAAAAAATTTATCTACTACAGTGACGAAAATGACAAAAATGACAGAAATGACGAAAATGACACTATTTTCAAACTGTGAATTAATTTTATATAATTGATTTGTAAGAATTATCTTAAGACGTGGGGTAATAGCCACATTAGATGTTCTCATCGATGTGATTGAGAAGTGACAAACATATACAAGATGATATGTTACGCTATTAATCACTTACTACCTGCCTATATGGTGGGTAGTTTAATTCTTGCATTTTGAGTCATAACTATTTCCCTCCTTTCACATTTATTGAACGTAGCTCCTGCACAAGATGTAGGGGCGTTTTTTATATTTAAAAAATAACAAGAGTAATTAACGTAAAGGCGTGTGATACAGTGAAAACAATTGATTAAATTAACACCGAAGCAAGAAAAGTTTGTATTGGGACTCATCGAGGGCAAGAGCCAACGCAAAGCTTATATTGACGCAGGGTATTCGACCAAAGGTAAGAGCGAAAAGGATATCGATGTATTAGCTAGCCGTGTAGCTAAAAACGGCAAGGTTTGTACAAGGTACGAAGAATTACGTCAAGAAGTAGCTGAGCAATCAAAATGGACACGCCAAAAGGCTTTTGAAGAGTATGAGTGGTTAAAGAATACAGCGAAGAACGATATTGAAGTAGAGGGAGTAAAGAAAGCGACAGCTGATGCATTCCTCGCTAGTTTGGACGGTATGAATAGAATGACGTTAGGTAACGAAGTTTTAGCTAACAAGAAAATAGAAACTGAAATTAAGATGCTTGAGAAAAAAATCGATCAAATGGATAAATCAGAAAACAATTCACAAGAAGCAGAAGTTGCTAAAGCACTTATTAAGTTAGCGGGTGTTAATAATGATTAATGAAATGTTAAACCCGAAACAGCAAGAAGTCTGGAACTGCTTTATAAACGATAAACCCAAAGTGTTAATAGCGAGTGGTGCAAAAAGGGCAGGTAAAACATATGTGTTTATCCTACTTTTTTTAATGCATATAGCTACTTATAAAGACAAGGGGCTTAACTTCATTATTGGTGGAGCAACACAAGCATCTATAAGACGTAATATACTAGATGATATGGAGTTAATACTAGGTAGAGAGTTAACACTCGACAAATCTAACGCAGTCAAAATATTCGGTAATAAAGTGTATGTATTCGACGGACAAAACTCGGATGCATGGAAAAAAGCGCGTGGTTTTACTTCAGCAGGTGCTTTTTTAAATGAGGGAACAGCATTACACAATATGTTTATTAAAGAAGTGTTCTCACGTTGTAGTTACAAAGGCGCGAGAATATTAATTGATACAAACCCCGAAAACCCAATGCATCCAGTTAAAAAAGATTACATTGATAAGAGTGGTCAACGATTATCGAATGGAAGACTAAATATCAAAGCATTTCAATTTACTTTGTTCGACAATACATTTTTAGATGAAGAATATATTGAATCGATTATAGCGAGTACACCAACAGGAATGTTCACAGATCGTGACATTTATGGTAAGTGGGTTTCTGCTGAGGGTGTTGTATATAAAGATTTCAAAGAAAAAGTTCATTACATCACAGAAGAAGAATTTAAAACTAAACAAATAAAAAGGAAATATGCAGGCGTCGACTGGGGATATGAGCATTATGGTTCTATTATGGTTGTAGCGGAAGACTTCGACGGAAACAAGTACGTTATTGAAGAACACGCACACAGACATAAAGAAATAGATGACTGGGTAGCTATTGCAAAAGGAGTTATAAAAAGGCATGGCGATATTCTTTTTTATTGTGATACAGCCAGACCTGAACATATTGAACGATTTAGAAGAGAGAAGATAAAAGCAAGATATGCTGACAAAGCTGTTATTGCTGGCATTGAAGTTATTTCTAGGTTATTCAAGTTAAATAAAATATTCATTATCAAAGAAAAAGTTAGTTTGTTTAAAGAAGAAATATACAACTATGTTTGGAAAGATAATGCAGACGAACCAGTTAAATTAAACGATGACACATTAGATGCGTTAAGATATGCAGTTTATACAGCTAATAAGCCAAGTGGCACAGGCTTTAATTAAAGGAGGTAATATTTTGTACCCTAGCCAACCAACACAAACAGAAATATTTGATGCTATTGTGAGGATTAACAACAAACCGGAAACATTGGAAGAAATGATTGTCAGATATATAAAACAACATTTAGAAAAGTTATCTGAAATCTCAATCGGTCAAGAATATTATGAGCAACGTCCTGATATTGTTAAGGAACCTAAGCCAGTTGATGCTACAGGAGTAGTTGACCCATTGAAACCAGATGACAGAATGATTACCAACTTCCATGCTAACCTAGTAGATCAAAAAGTTTCTTATATTGTAGGTAAGCCTATCGCTTTTAAACATACAGATGATGAAGTAGTTAAACGTATTGATGAAGTTTTGGGCAATAGATTCGATGATAAGTTACACAGTGTACTAACAGGAGCTAGCAATAAAGGTATTGAATGGTTGCATCCATACCTTGATGAAGAGGGAGAGTTCAAGTTATTTAGAGTACCAGCAGAACAAGGTATTCCTATATGGACTGATAAAGAGCACGAAGAATTAGAGGCGTTTATCAGGATGTATAAATTGGAAAATGAAACTAAAGTTGAATACTGGGATAAAATAACGGTTAATTACTACGTTTATGAAAATGACTCGCTTATTCCGGATTACTCTAATAATTTGGAAAATTCAAAAACACATTTTAGTACAGGGTCGTGGGGTAAGATTCCATTTATTCCATTCAAAAATAATGACTTAGAAATGTCAGATATATTTATGTATAAAACATTGATTGATGCGTATAACAGGCGATTATCTGATTTATCCAATACTTTTAAAGATTCAAACGAATTAACGTATGTATTAAAGAACTATGATGACCAAGAGTTGCCAGAATTCAAACGGTTACTACGTTATTACGGGGCGATAAAAGTATCGGATAACGGGGGTGTCGACACAATACAGGTAGAAGTACCAGTTGAAAACAGTAAAAAGTATTTAGATGAGTTATATCAAAAAATAATGTTGTTTGGTCAAGCGGTTGACTTTAGTTCTGATAAATTCGGTTCTGCTCCAAGTGGGGTTGCGTTAGAGTTTTTATATACTAACTTAAACTTGAAAGCAGATAAGTTAGCGCGTAAAGCTAAAGTTGCTATACAGGAGTTACTTTGGTTTGTGTTTGAGCACTTCGGCATCAAAGGAGAACATAAAGATGTCGATATTAGTTTCAACTACAACAAAGTAGCGAACACAGAATTACAAGTACAAACAGCTCAGCAATCTATGGGAATTGTAAGCCATGAAACTGTATTGGAAAATCATCCATTCGTTGAAGATTTACAAGCAGAACTCGAACGAATAGAACAAGAGCAAATGGAGTACAACAAGCAACTGCCTAATTTAGATGATGGAGGTGCTGACGGTGCCCAACAACAAGAAAGATCTAACGATAAAGAATCAGAATGATATTGATGAATATATCGATAGTCTAATCTCTAAAGCTGAGAAGCCGATAGAACAATTATTTGCTAATCGACTTAAAGAGATAAAACAAATCATCGCGGATATGTTTGAGAAGTATCAAAGTGATGATGTGTATGTTACATGGACTGAATTTAATAAATATAACAGGCTCAATAAGGAGTTGACTCGTATAGGCACAATGTTGACTGATGACTATAGGCAAGTAGCTAAGATGATTCAGAAGTCGCAGGAAGACGCTTATATAGAAAAGTTCCTTATGAGCCTTTATTTATATGAGACGGCAAGTCAAACATCTATGCAATTTGATGTTCCTAGCAAAGAAGTTATCACATCAGCTATTGAACAACCTATTGAGTTCATTCGATTAGTGCCGACACTGCAGAAGCATCGTGATGAAGTGCTGAAAAAGATACGCTTACATATCACACAAGGCATTATGAGTGGAGAGGGTTACGCTAAGATAGCGAAAGCAATCCGTGATGATATTGGTATGTCTAAAGCTCAATCGTTGCGTGTAGCTCGTACAGAAGCGGGTAGAGCGATGTCTCAAGCTGGACTTGATAGCGCATTGGTAGCTCAAAAGAACGGCTTACAGATGTATAAGTATTGGCATGCTACTAAAGATACACGTACAAGAGACACGCACAGGCATCTAGACGGTGCTAAAAAGAAAATAGACGAACCGTTCAAGTCGAGCGGTTGCGTTGGACAGGCACCTAAGTTGTTCGTTGGTGTGAATAGTGCAAAAGAAAATATTAACTGTCGTTGTAAGCTTATGTATTACATTGATGAAGATGATTTGCCTAGTACAACAAGAGTACGTAAAGATGACGGGACAACCGAAGTAATACCACAAATGACTTATCGTGAGTGGGAGAAATATAAACGTAAAAGAAAGTAGTTTACTACTCGACCTTAGCATGTCGTTAAACTGCTTCTTTTTATACCAAAATTCTTCGTGGCGTTGCACGTAAAACTCGTAAAAAGGAGTAGTTTAAATGGATTTATACACATTGTTAGGACAATTTAAAGACGGGGAAATCGACAAGCAGAAAGTAATTGATGCGATTGACGAATCAAAATCGGGAATGGTACCACGTTCGAGATTGAACGACAAGAATACCGAAATTGAAGAGTTAAAAGAAGAGATTTCTAAACGTGATGAACAAATTGTCAAATTGCAAGACTCTGTTAAAGATGATAGCGAGATTCAAAAAGAACTCGAAGAATTAAAGAATCAAAATTCAGAGTGGGAGACAAAGTATAAAGAAACACAACTTAATAACGCAGTTAAGTTAGCGGTTGCTAAAGAAGCAAATGACGCTAACGACATTCTAGCATTCATCAATAAAGATGAACTGGAATTAGCAGATGACGGCACTGTAAAAGGTTTGGACAAAGCGGTTGAAACACTTAAAGAGTCTAAGCCTTATTTATTTGCGTCGTCTAAGCCTACGGGTAATAGCCCGCAACAAGGTGACAACCCTACAGGGAAACCAACAAAAGAAGATTTCAAAAAGATGACTTACACAGAACAAGTCGAGCTATTAAATAGCGACCCTGACTTGTATCGTGAATTATCAAATTAAAAAGGAGAGTCTTAAATGACACAAACTAAAAAAGCTAATTTAATTAATCCTGAAGTTTTGGCAAATGTAGTAAGTGCGCAAATGCAAAACGCAATTCGCTTCACTCCATATGCCGTTACTGATGACACATTGGTAGGACAACCAGGGGACACAATTACACGACCTAAATATGCGTACATTGGCGCTGCGGAAGACTTACAAGAAGGCGTTGCAATGGATACAACGCAAATGAGCATGACTACTACTAAAGTTACTGTTAAAGAAACTGGTAAGGCTGTTGAAGTAACTCAAACCGCTATTATCACAAATGTTAACGGTACTTTACAAGAAGCATCTCGCCAATTAGCGATGTCTTTAGCTGACAAAGTTGAAATTGACTATATCGCCGAATTAAATAAATCAAAACAAACTGCTACAGTTTCTGCTGATGCTACAGGTATTTTAGATGCAATTGAAGTATTTAATTCTGAAAACGATGAGGATTACGTTTTATACGTTAACCCAAAAGATTATAACAAGTTGGTTAAATCATTATTTAAAGTCGGCGGAAATGTGCAAGATCGTGCAATTTCAAAAGGCGATTTAGTTGAAATTGTAGGCGTATCAGACATTGTTAAGTCTAAACGTGTTTCAGAAAACACAGCGTTCTTACAACGTTATGGCGCGATGGAAATTGTTAACAAAAAGAAACCGGAAGCTTATACAGACTTTGACATTCTTAAACGTACACACCTTTTATCTACGAACTATCACTATAGCGTTAACTTAAAAGATGAAACAGGTGTAGTTAAAGTGACGTTTAAACCTGCTGGAAGCTTAGAAATGTAAGAGGAGGTAGTGACGTATGTATAAAGTAGTCGAATATTTTGAAGATGCTCAAGACAATAGACATCCCTATCACGAGGGGGACATATACCCACGTGATGGGTTAGAAGTATCAGAAGAACGATTAGCCGAATTATCCACAACAAATAACTGCCGTGAAATAATTGGCATTAAACTGGTTGAAGACGAACAAACAGAACAGTCTGAGGCGAGCGCTGACGAGCAAAAAAGTTTATCTGATATGAAAGTAGCAGAATTAAAAGAACTTGCTAAAAAGCGTGAAATTAGAGGCTATAGCGATATGAAAAAAGATGAGCTTATCAAAGCTTTAGAGGGTGTTAAGTAATGGACGTAAAAGACGTCAAAATGATTAATGGGCTTTCACTCAATGATTCGTCTAACGATGAGCAAATCGAACATCTTATTGAAGAATATAAAAGTGTTGCAGAAGATTATTGTAATCAGAAGTTTGATGACAAAGCAGTGCCGTCGGGTGTTAAGAAGTTTATTGCTGAATGTATCAAGTTTGGTACAACCGGCAATATCTCAGCGCGCACGATGGGCACTGTAAGTTATACCTATGTAACTGACATACCTAGTAGCGCTTATGCTTATCTAATGCCTTATCGTAAGTTGAGTTGGGGCAAGCGATATGTTTAATCCGTTTGATGAGTTTCCGCACACAATCGAAATTGGAGAGGTTGAGATCGTAGGAACATTTCCTAAAGAATACGAGCGTTTTAAAAGTAACGAAACAATTAAAGGGTTTATGGACACTCCTACATCAAGCGAGACACTCAAATTTCATCAGATGAGCAAGGATTTTGACCGAAACCTATATACGCCGTACCACATACCAATAACAAACAAAACTTTATTTAATTACGAGGGTAAAACGTACGAAGTTGTAGGCGAACCGGTCGACCAAGGCGGACAACATGAAATCAATTTAACTAGATTGAGGGTGCGACCTATTGGCAAAGGTTAAGTATGGTAATTGGGACTTAGTAAAAGAGTTAGAAAATTACGAGCGAGACATGGAGCGATGGGTCAAACGAGGTATAGCAAAGACAACTGCCAAGATTCACAATACAATCATTTCATTAATGCCAGTTGATACCGGATATCTTAGAGAAAGTGTAACAATGGACTTTAAAGACGGCGGTTTTACTGGTGTTATTAATATTGGTAGTGAATACGCAATATATGTCAATTATGGTACTGGTATATATGCAACAGGTGCTGGAGGTAGTAGAGCGAAAAAAATACCGTGGTCGTACAAAGACGCAAACGGTAAGTGGCACACTACTAAAGGACAACATGCTCAACCTTTTTGGGAGCCGGCAATAGACGCTGGACGAGCATTCTTTAATAAGTATTTTTCATGAGGTGGTTAAGATATGTGGGTATCAGTTGAACGGTACTTATTTAACAAAGTATATAACAAATTAAAAAGTAACCCTATTATCCAAAAACAATTGGACGGTAGGGTTTTTGATTGCGTTCAGAAAGACGCTGTTTACCCATATATCGTTGTGGGTGAAACAAACGTCACTAACAAAGAAACGACCACGAGCATGGTCGAAGATGTCGGCATCACGTTGCATGTTTATAGTCAAGCACGTAATAGAGATGAGGCATCACAAATAATTCAATTTTTAGGCTTCGTTTTAAACAACGAAATCGAAATTGATTATTATTCATTCATTAAAAGTCGAATTGATACACAAGAAGTGATTACTGACATAGATCAGTACACTAAACACGGTATCATTCGGCTTGTTTTTAAATACAGACATAACACATTACAAAGGAGTGTAACGAATGGCGCAGGATAAATATATTGTCGCTCTCCAAATCGCTGATAAAGATTTAGCTAAGAAGCTAACTATCGAAGAAGCAACGCTTTTAGGTAGTTTAGCAGAGGGTGGGCACACTATCAGTAATGACCTTGCTGAAATCATTCAAGGCGGTAAGAAAGATTATAGCCGTAACTCTGTCGAAGAAGAAATCAAGTTGACGCTTGATGTCGTTCCGGGAGATAAAGGTCAATTAGCATTAAAAGAATCAGTTAAGCAATTCAAACAGTTACGTGTTTGGATTTGGGAAACGAAAAAACGCGATGGTAAACATCACGGTGTATTCGCATATGTAGTTATCGAAGAACACGAATGGTCATTTGATGATGAAGATAACAAAATAGAAATCACAGCGAAAGTTAAGTTCAATAGTGCAGACGGTACAATCAACGATTTACCAAAAGAATGGCTTAACCCTAGCGCATTGGCTCCAGTTGTTGAATTCGAAGACATGAACGCTTACGAAGATAGTTATGAAAACCGAACTAAAAAAACAACTGCTGGCAGTAGCGATTTAAGTATGTAATTAACGAGGGCATAAGCCCTCTATTTTTTTGTACAAAATAACGATAAACGAGGTATTTAATATGACTGAAACAACTTTTAATCCAGTTACATCATTAACAATTAACAACGAAGAAGTTAAAGCAAAAGCAACATTTATGTTCGATAAAACCGCTAAAAAGTTTGCAACCGAACAAGAAGACAACAAAGGTAGAAAACAAACGATTTCAGGATTTACTAATGTTTATAACGCTTTATTAGAGCGTGACACAGTGGCAATTGTAGACTTTTGGGAATGTGCAACAGCTTATCTAGGTAAAAGTGCACCTAAAAGAGAAGATATTGAAGCGGAAATCATGGAAATCATCGAAAGAGAAAACGACACGTTAAATCTTTTGCAAGGTGCGTTGGACGTAATGAATAATAGCGGTTTTTTCAAGCAGAAATCACGTCTATTCTGGACACAGATGAACCAAGCGCCATCGTTAGCCAAAGAAGACGAGAAAGAGGGTGCGAAAGCTGGTATCGAGATGATGAAGAACAACTACAAAGAAATCATGACCGTAGCACCTTATTAGACTATTCGGAAATAAGGCAGATGACAAGTCGTTACATAGGTTATATGAGTAATGACGAGCTAATGAGCATGCTACCTGCCGAATGGAATGACTGGATTATTGGCGCTAGACAAGCGTTGATTGACCAAAGAGACATTGCGTTGTACGGCGCTCAATATAATGCAGTCGCTCAAGCTGGTAAATCACTAAAACGTTTTGTTAGGCAGAACGAAAGAGAACATTATATTATTCGTGGTCAAGAAGACGAATATGAAAAAATGAAACAGCGTGAGCTAGCTAAAAACAAACGTAAAAGAGAAATACAAAAACAAGGGACTCGCAAGTTCCTTAACAGCTTAAAAACAAGTCATAAAGGAGGTTAGGCATGGAAAAGAATTTTCTAGCTCGTATTACAGCTATAATCAGTGATTTTAAAAGGAATATGAGAACTGCTCAACGTATGGCTAAAACTGATATACCGGACGAAATCAAGACAGAAGTTACAGCTAACATAAGAGATTACCAAAGAGAGTTAACGCGAGCTAAATCGATGGCTCAGCGATGGCGAGAACATAAAGTTAATATCGATGCAGATGCTAGCAAAGTGAAACAAGTCATATCGTTTGTTAAAGCAGAACTATCGAATATCAGACGTAAAAAAGTTGAAATTGATGGCGACGCAAGCGGATTAAAAAGAAATGTTGCGACTTCTAAAGCAATGTTAGCTGGTTGGCGCAAACACACTGTTAAATTAGATTTTGATACAACTGGAATGACGAAAATGCAAGTAGCGTTGACTGCTGGTAAAAGAGCGTTAGATCAGTATCAATCAACAATGGATGGCATCGCATCAAATATTAGAACTTTCGGTACTATCTTCGCGCAACAAGTCAAAGGTTTAATGATTGCTAGTATACAAGCTTTAATACCAGTAATCGCTGGATTAGTTCCAGCTATTATGGCGGTGCTTAATGCCGTTGGTGTATTAGGTGGTGGCGTCATTGGGTTAGCTGGCGCGTTCTCTGTAGCAGGTGTTGGAGCAGTTGGTTTCGGTGCAATGGCTATTACTGCACTAAAAATGGTAAAAGATGGAACATTAGCAGTAACAAAAGAAGTTCAAAACTTTAGAGATGCGAGCGATCAGTTAAAAACTACATGGCAAGGCATTGTAAAAGAGAATCAAGCAAGTATCTTTAATGCGATGTCAGCAGGTATCAGAGGCGTTACAAGTGCGATGTCTCAATTAAAACCTTTCTTATCCGAAGTATCTATGCTGGTAGAAGCGAACGCGCGCAAGTTTGAGGATTGGGTTAAACATTCTGAAACGGCTAAGAAAGCATTTGAAGCATTAAATAGCATAGGTGGCGCAATCTTCGGAGATTTATTGAACGCCGCAGGACGATTTGGCGACGGATTAGTTAACATTTTCACTCAATTAATGCCGTTGTTCAAATTTGTGTCTCAAGGATTACAGAACATGTCTATAGCTTTCCAAAATTGGGCTAATAGTGTAGCTGGTCAGAATGCTATTAAAGCGTTTATTGACTACACTACCACTAACTTACCTAAGATTGGTCAGATATTTGGCAATGTATTTGCTGGTATTGGTAATTTAATGATTGCTTTTGCTCAAAACAGTTCTAATATTTTTGATTGGTTAGTTAAATTAACTTCGCAATTCAGAGCGTGGTCTGAACAAGTTGGACAATCTCAAGGATTCAAAGACTTTATAAGTTACGTTCAAGAGAATGGTCCTACTATTATGCAATTAATCGGTAACATCATAAAAGCATTAGTAGCATTTGGTACTGCAATGGCTCCTATAGCTAGTAAATTGTTAGATTTCATCACTAATTTAGCTGGTTTCATTGCTAAGTTGTTTGAAACACATCCAGCAGTAGCACAGATTATTGGTGTTATGGGTATTTTAGGCGGTGCATTTTGGGCTTTAATGGCTCCGATTGTTGCTATAAGTAGTGTGCTTACAAATGTGTTTGGTTTGAGCTTGTTCGGCGTCATCAAACAGATTTTAAGCTTTGTTAGAACATCAAGTCTAGTTACTGGAGCTATGTCAGCATTAACAGGTGTTTTTGGAACGATTTCAGCACCTATTTTAGCGGTAATTGCAGTAATTGGCGCATTCATTGGTGTCCTAGTTTATTTATGGAAAACAAACGAGAATTTCAGAAACACTATTACTGAAGCATGGAACGGTGTTAAAACGGCGGTTTCTGGTGCGATACAAGGTGTAGTTGGCTGGTTAACTGAATTGTGGGGCAAAATCCAATCAACATTACAACCGATAATGCCTATATTGCAAGTATTAGGACAAATATTCATGCAAGTCTTAGGCGTTTTGGTAATAGGTATTATTACAAACGTTATGAATATCATACAAGGTTTGTGGACTTTAATTACAATCGCGTTCCAAGCCATAGGAACAGTGATATCCGTAGCAGTCCAAATCATAGTAGGTTTATTTACTGCTTTAATTCAGTTGCTTACTGGCGACTTCTCGGGTGCTTGGGAGACTATTAAAACTACGATTACCAATGTACTTGATACGATTTGGCAATACATGCAATCAGTTTGGGAGTCAATTATCGGCTTTTTAACTGGCGTAATGAATCGAACACTTTCTATGTTTGGTACAAGTTGGTCACAGATATGGAGTACAATCACTAATTTTGTTAGCAGTATTTGGAACACTGTTACAAGTTGGTTCAGTCGAGTTGCTTCGAGTGTAGCTGAAAAAATGGGGCAAGCACTAAACTTTATTATCACAAAAGGCTCCGAATGGGTTTCTAATATTTGGAACACAGTTACAAGTTTTGCTAGTAAAGTAGCTGATGGATTTAAAAGAGTTGTCTCAAATGTAGGCGACGGCATGAAAAACGCGCTTGATAAGATTAAAAGCTTTTTCAGCGATTTTTTAAATGCCGGAGCAGAATTAATAGGCAAAGTAGCAGAAGGTGTGGCTAACGCCGCGCACAAAGTAGTAAGCGCGGTAGGCGATGCGATTTCATCAGCGTGGGACTCTGTAACTTCATTTGTAAGTGGACACGGTGGAGGTAGTGGTTTAGGTAAAGGTTTAGTGGTATCACAAGCTAAAGTAATGGCTACTAGCTTCGGTAAAACATTCACAAGTGAGTTAGGTTCAACGTTAACCGATGGCTTCAACGATAGTTTAACACCAAACGTTGACGGTCATATGACAAACGATGTGCAACATAGCATGAAAGAAAATAATAGACCTATTGTTAATGTAACTGTTAGGAATGAGGGCGACCTTAACATGATTAAATCACACATTGACGATATGGATGCAAAAGATGGTAGTTTCAACTTAATGTAAGGGAGGTTTGTTTATTGATAGCCCATGATGTAGAAATTGTAAAAAACGGCGTAACTTATAGAATCAGTGACAATCCTCTCACTTACAAACATTTGAGAGTGCTTGATTACAATGTTATCGGTTCGGGTTACAAAAGGAATTATTCGCCTTTAGATGGTGTTGATGGACGTTTTCACAATTACGCTAAAGAAGAATATAAAAAAGTTGAATTAAGATTGAGGTATGAAGTACCTAAAATTGCTTATGCTTCGCATCTTAAATCAGACATTCAAACATTGTTTTATGGTCGCTTTTACCTAAGAGAATTGGCAACGCCGGATAACACTATCAAATTTGAAAATATGTTCGAACCGTTAGAACAAGAATTTGAATTAGATTATGTTGACGGTAGACAACTATTCGTTGGATTAGTTAGCGAAGTATCTTTTGACACAACTAAGACATCAGGAGAAATCACGTTGACCTTTGAGACGACAGAATTGCCGTTCTTTGAAAGTATCGGCTATAGCACTGATTTAGAAAGTGATAACGATTTAGAAAAATGGTCAGTTCCGGACAGAATAGCACTAAATGAAAATGATAGAAGTAGACAAATGACATTCTATAACACGAGTTCTGGAGATGTTTATTACAACGGAGATGTGGCATTAACACAATTCAACCAATTCAATGTAGTTGAAATTGAATTGGCCGAAGATGTTAAAGCTGATGATAAAGACGGTTTCACTTTCTATATGGATAAAGGAAACATCTCAGTAATTAAAGATGTCGATTTAAAGGCAGGCGATAAAATCATTTTTGATAACAAGCACACATATAGAGGCAATTTAAATATTGACCTATACAACAAGACATTAGAACAACCGGTGTTGTATCCTGGTTGGAATCATTTTAAAGCCAACAGACTTATGAAAAAGATAGTCTTTAGACACAAATTATATTACAGATAAGGAGTAGCATATGCCGGTATTATTAAAAAGTTTGCAAGGCGTCGGTCATGCGATTCATGTTAATACAAAATTAAATGAAAAATTGAACGAAGATAGCACGTTAGACATTGATATGATAGAAAATGCCAGCACTTTCGACGCAATCGGCGCTATTACAAAGATGTGGACTATCACAAATATAAAAGGGGAAGATGACCTCAACGAATATGTAATAGTAATGCTTGATAAATCAACAATCGGAAACAAAATCAAACTTAGTATCAAAGCGAGACAAAAAGAATTAGATGATCTAAACAATTCTAGGATTTACCAAGAGTATAACGAAAGTTTCACAGGCGTAGAGTTTTTTAATACTGTATTTAAAGGAACTAGTTATAAGTACGTATTGCACACTAAGGTTGACGCATCAAAGTTCGAGGGATTAGGCAAGGGAGACACAAGACTTGAGATATTCAAAAAAGGGCTTGAACGCTATCATCTCGAATATGAATACGAAGCTAAAACTAAGACATTTCACTTGTATGATGAATTATCTAAAGTAGCAGGTTACTACATCAAATCAGGTGTAAATGCTGATAATGTCAAAATTCAAGAAGATGCTTCTAAATGCTACACATATATAAGAGGCTATGGCGACTTCGACGGTCAACAAACTTTTACAGAGGCTGGATTACAATTCGAATTCACACACCCATTAGCACAACTGATTGGGAAAAGGGAAGCGCCTCCGTTAATAGATGGACGTATAAAAAAAGAGGATGTTTTAAAAAAATCAATGGAGCTAGTGATAAAGAAAAGTGTCACTGCTTCTATTTCTTTGGACTTCGTAGCACAGCCTGAGCATTTTCCAGAGGCTAACCCTAGAATTGGCGATGTCGTAAGAGTGGCAGAACCAACTATAGGCTATAACGATTTAGTGAGAATAGTCGAGATTACTACACATAGAGATGCATATAACAACATCATCAAACAAGATGTAGTATTAGGCGATTTTACAATGCGCGACAGATATAGAAAAGCTATCCATGAAGCTACGAACTATGTTAAGAATGTAAAAACAACTAAGTCAGACCCAGCTAAGTACTTGAGAGAACTAAACGCTAAAGTTAACGCTAGTTTATCTATAAATAACGAATTAGTTAAGCAGAATGAAAAAATAAACGCAAAAGTCGATAAGATGAGTACTAAAACAGTTACAACTGCGAATGGCACGATCATGTACGACTTTACGAGTCAATCAAGTATAAGAAATATCAAATCTATTGGAACGATTGGCGATTCTGTAGCTAGAGGGTCGCATGCAAAAACTAATTTCACAGAAATGTTAGGCAAGAAATTAAAAGCGAAAACGACCAACCTTGCAAAAGGTGGCGCAACTATGGCAACTGTTACAGATACAAACAACGTTGAAAATAGTATTTATAGGCAAGCGGAACAAATAAGAGGCGACTTAATCATATTACAAGGCACTGATGATGACTGGTTACACGGTTATTGGGCAGGCGTACCGATAGGCACTGATAAAACGGACACTAAAACGTTTTACGGTGCCTTTTGTTCTGCAATTGAAGTTATACGGAAGAATAATCCAGATTCAAAAATACTAGTAATGACAGCTACAAGACAATGTCCTATGCGTGGTACAACGATACGCCGTAAAGATACGGATAAAAACAAACTAGGGTTAACGTTAGAGGATTATGTCAACGCTCAAATACTAGCTTGTAGCGAGCTGGATGTTCCAGTGTTTGACGCATATCACACAGATTACTTTAAACCATACAATCCAGCTTTTAGGAAAGCGAGCATGGAGGACGGCTTACACCCTAACGAAAAAGGTCACGAGGTTATTATGTACGAGTTAATCAAGGATTATTACAGTTTTTACGACTAAAGGAGGCAACCAATGGCTTACGGATTAATAACAAGTTTGCATTCTATCACTGGCGAAAAAGTAGTTGCTCAGCATGAGTACAACTATCGATTACTTGATAATGGAATGAATAAACTTGAAAAGATGTTTATATATCATCAAAAAGAAGAAGTGTATGCGCACACAGCTAACCAAATTAAATATTTGAATGGTAGTGTCTCAGACTTTTTAGCTTATTTAAACGGTCGATTCAGCAACATGGTACTAGGTCATAACGGCGATGGAATCAACGAAGTAAAAGACGCGCGTGTTGATAATACAGGATACGCACACCCAACATTACAAGATCGTTTGTATCATGATTATGCAACATTAGACGAATTCACTAAAACGGTTAAAAAAGCGGTTGATGATAACTACAAGGAATATAGAGCAACTGAATACAGATTCCAACCGCAAGAACAAGAGCCGGAATTTATCACTGACTTATCGCCATATACTAATGCAGTAATGCAATCATTTTGGATTGACCCAAGAACAAAAATTATTTATATGACTCAAGCGCGTCCAGGCAATCATTACATGTTATCTAGATTGAAGCCCAACGGGCAATTTATTGATAGATTACTTGTTAAAAATGGCGGTCACGGTACACACAACGCCTATAGATATATCGGCAATGAGTTGTGGATTTATTCAGCAGTGTTAGACGCTAACAACAATAACAAGTTTGTACGCTTTAAATACAGAAGCGGAGAAATGACGTATGGCAACGAAATGCAAGACGTCATGCCAAACGTATTTAACGATAGATATACGTCAGCAATTTATAATCCAGTAGATAACTTAATGATTTTTAGACGTGAATATAAAACTTCTGAACAACAAGCTAAGAACGCATTAAACTTTGTTGAAGTTAGAAGCGCTGATGATATTGATAAAGGTATAGACAAAGTACTGTACCAAATGGATATCCCTATACAATACACATCAGGTACGCAACCTATGCAAGGTATTGCTTATGATGCAGGTATCTTATATTGGTACACTGGCGATTCTAATCCGGCTAATCCTAATTACTTACAAGGCTTCGATATTAAAACGAAAGAATTGTTATTTAAACGTCGTATCGATATAGGCGGTGTGAATAATAACTTTAAAGGAGATTTCCAAGAGGCTGAGGGTCTAGATATGTATTACGATCTAGAAACAGGACGTAAAGCGCTTTTAATCGGGGTAACTATAGGACCAGGTAACAACAGACATCACTCAATTTATTCTATCGGTCAAAGAGGCGTAAACCAATTCTTAAAAAACATTGCACCTCAGGTATCGATGACTGATTCAGGTGGACGTGTTAAACCATTACCAGTGCAAAACCCAGCATATCTAAGTGATGTTACCGAAGTTGGTAACTATTACTTATATTCTCAAGATACGCAAAACGCGCTAGACTTTCCATTACCTAAAGAGTTCAGAGATGCAGGTTGGTTCTTTGATGTATTGCCTGGTCACTATAACGGCGCTTTAAGACAAGTACTTACTAGAAATAGTACAGGTAGAAATATGCTCAAATTTGAGCGTGTTGTCGACATTTTCAATAAGAAAAACAACGGTTCATGGAACTTCAACCCACAAAGTGCAGGTTTTTGGGAACATATTCCGAAAAGTATTACTAAGCTATCTGATTTAAAAATCGTTGGCCTAGACTTCTATATCACTACAGAAGAATCAAAGAGGTTTACTGATTTCCCTAAAGACTTCAAAGGTATTGCAGGTTGGATATTAGAAGTAAAATCGAATACACCAGGCAACACAACACAAGTGTTAAGACGTAATAACTTCCCGTCAGCCCACCAATTCTTATTAAGAAACTTTGGTACTGGTGGCGTTGGTAAATGGAGTTTATTCGAGGGAAAGGTGGTTGAATAATGGTAGTAGATAATTTTTCGAAAGATGATAATTTAATCGAGTTACAAACAACATCACAATATAATCCAGTTATTGACACAAACATCAGTTTCTACGAATCAGATAGAGGGACTGGTGTTTTAAATTTTGCAGTAACTAAGAATAATAAGCCGTTATCAATCAGTAAGCATAATGCGATGACTAGCATTGTGCTAAAGACAGATAACTTCGATGATGAGCACGGCGCTTATATTAGTGATGAACTTACAATTGTTGATGCAATTAACGGAAGAATGCAATACGTTATCCCTAACGAGTTTTTAAAATACACTGGACGAGTACATGCGCAAGCTTACTTTACTCAAAACGGTAGCAATAACGTTATTGTAGAACGTCAATTTAGCTTCAATATCGAGAATGATTTAATTAGTAATTTTGACGGTAAAACAAAGCTAGTTTATATCAAATCAATTCAGGACTTAACAGAAAGTGTTAAAGAAGAAGTTGAGGACTTAAAGAAAAGTTTGAACGACACTAAGTCTCTAGTTAGCGAAATTGATAGCCGTATCAATCAAGGTATTCAAAGATTAGAAATCAAACAAAATGAAGCGGTACAGATGATTACAACAACGCAAGATAAAGCCGTTCAATATATAAATAGTGAGTTCCAGAAAATTGTTGATAAAGAGCAAGCGATCTATAAAAGAGTGAGCGAGGTTGAAAAGCAAATCAGTGGCGCTGACCTTGTCAAAGGTAACTCAACAATTAATTGGCAAAAGTCTAAAATTACTGATGATTACGGTAAAGCAATTGAATCGTCTGAGCAGTCCATAGATAGCGTTTTAAGCGCAATTAACACATCTAGGATTGTTCATATTACTAGTGCGACAGATGCGCCCTCATTTGAGGATATAGGTACTGTCGATACACCTAAAGAAGATGGTGTTGACGATGGTTCAGATATTCCGGTAGCTCCTAACACTTTAGGAAAGTCGGGCGTGTTAGTTGTCTATGTTGTTGATGATAGTACGGCACGTGCAACATGGTATCCAGATGATTCAAATGATGAATATACAAAATATAAAATTGGTGGCACATGGTACCCATTTTATAAAAAGAATGACAGCGATTTAACTAAGCAATTTGTTGAAGAAACATCTAACAATGCTTTAAATCAAGCTAAGCAGTATGTAGATGATAAATTCGGAACAACGAGCTGGCAACAACATAAACTGACAGAGGCGACTGGCCAATCAATACAAGTTAACTTAAACAATGCGCAAGGCGATTTAGGCTATTTAACTGCTGGTAATTACTATGCAACAAGAGTGCCAGATTTACCAAGTAGCGTTGAAAGTTATGAGGGGTACTTATCTGTATTTGTTAAAGACGAAACAAATAAGTTATTTAACTTCACACCTTATAACTCTAAAAAGATTTACACACGATCAATCACAAACGGCAGACTTGAGCCACAGTGGACAGTTCCTAATGAACATAAGTCAACGGTATTGTTCGACGGTGGCGCAAATGGTGTAGGTACAACAATCAATCTAACCGAACCATACACAAACTATTCTATTTTGTTGGTAAGTGGAACTTATCCAGGTGGCGTTATTGAGGGATTCGGACTAACCGCATTACCTAATGCAATTCAATTAAGTAAAGCGAATGTAGTTGATTCAGACGGCAACGGTGGCGGTATTTATGAGTGCTTACTATCCAAAACAAGTAGCACTACTTTAAGAATCGATAATGATGTGTATTTCGATTTAGGCAGAACAACAGGTTCTGGCGCGAATGCAAACAAAGTTACTATAACTAAAATTATGGGGTGGAAATAATGAAAATCACAGTAAACGATAAAAACGAAGTTATCGGATACGTTAATACTGGCGGTTTACGCAATAGTTTAGATGTAGACGATAACAATGTGCCTATCAAATTCAAAGAAGAGTTCGAACCTAGAAAGTTCGTTTTCACTAACGGCGAAATTAAATACAATAGCAATTTTGAAAAAGAAGACGTACCGAATGCATCAAACCAACAAAACGCGTCAGATTTGAGTGATGAGGAACTTCGCAGAATGGTTGCGAGTATGCAGAAACAAGTTGTTCAAAGCACAATGTTATCAATGCAAGCAAATAAACAAAATGCATTAATGGCAAAGCAAATTGTAGAACTCAATAAAAAATTAGAAGAAGCTAAAGGAGAGGCTGGAAATGCTTAAATTAATTTCACCAACATTCGAAGATATTAAAATATGGTATCAATGTAAAATATATACTAAAGAAGATATTGCATGGTTTGTAGATATGGAAGTTATAGACAAAGAAGAATACGCAATTATTACTGGCGATAAATATCCAGATACAAAAACAAACGAGTCGCAGGTGTAATACTTGTGGCTTTTTAATTTAAATAAAGTAGGTGTGATATGAAAAATAATATAAAAGATTTAACGATTTCTGAAATTGTCGGCGCCATCATGTTGTTTTCTTTCGGTTTCAGAATTCTATTCCGTGGCGTGTTTTGGGTTAAAGAGCAAGGCGATGTGCTAGATGATTCTGATTTTTATTTAGCCTTGCATCATGTTATGCCTATTTGGATATGGGGCATATTGGTTGGCGTTGCAGGATTGATTATAATTGTTTCATCTGTATTTTTAGCTTCAAGTGACGAAAACAATCGATGTAGCTGGTTGTTGTTGGTGGGTTGTGCTTTAACAGGCGTATTGTACTTTTTAATGACAAGTGCAAGCGTTTATCATGCTATTAACTGGCTTTCTACTGTGCATTTTGCCGTAATGTCAACGACTGGTTTTGTTGTTGCATTTATTGGAGGTGCTGACATCTATGCAAGAAGAAAGTAATTTCGTTTCTAAGCACGAATTTACCAAAGCTAACGGCAAGATCTATGAGCGTATTAACGAAATAGATAGAAAGCATACAGAGTCGTTAGGCGAATTGAAAGTTAAAGTAGAAACGCAAACAGCGGTGCAAAAACAATCATACGAAGCTCAAAAAGAAACGAACGCAAATATAAAAGATTTAACTAAGGTTATGACTGATGTTAGTTCTGAAATGAAAGACATTAAATACAAAGTGCAAGGTCATGACGAAAAGATAAAAGCGATACAAGGTACAATTGATTCGAAAATAAAAGGTAGCTCCCAAATAATAACGACACTTATAACCACAACTGGTGGCGTAATAGTCGCTGCGATTGGAGTAGCTAAATTCTTCTTTTAAAGGTCAGTGCTTCGGCACTGGCTTTTTATTTTGATTGAAATGAGGTGCATACATGGGATTACCTAATCCAAAGACTCGAAAACCTACAGCTAGTGAAGTAGCTGAATGGGCAAAGTCTAATATAGGAAAAAGGATTAATATTGACGGTTATAGAGGTAGTCAATGTTGGGATACACCAAACTTTATTTTTAAAAGGTATTGGGGTTTTGTAACTTGGGGCAATGCTAAGGATATGGCTAATTATAGATACCCTAGGGGATTCCGATTTTATCGCTATTCATCCGGATTTGTACCAGAGCCCGGAGACATGGCAGTTTGGCACCCAGGCAACGGAATAGGTTCAGACGGACACACTGCAATAGTAGTAGGGCCATCTAATAAAAGCTATTTTTACAGTGTTGACCAAAATTGGGTTAACTCTAATAGTTGGACAGGTTCGCCTGGTGCATTAATTAGACATGGATATGCAAGTGTTACAGGCTTTGTCAGACCTCCGTACTCAAAAGATACTAGCAAACCTAGTAATACTGATACCAGTTCAGCATCAAAAGCCGATGACTCAACCATTACTGGAGAAGCGAAGAAACCACAATTCAAAGAAGTTAAAACAGTTAAATACACTGCTTATAGTAATGTTTTAGATAAAGAAGAGCACTTCATAGACCATATCGTTGTATGGGGAGATGAACGTTCAGACATTCAAGGTTTATACATCAAAGAATCAACACACATGCGTTCTGTTGATGAGTTATATACACAAAGAAATAAATTTATTAGTGACTACGAGATACCACATTTATATGTCGATAGAGAGGCGACATGGCAAGCGAGACCGACTGGCTTTGACGACCCGCGTTATCCTAACTGGTTAGTTATTGAAGTATGTGGCGGTCAAACAGATAGTAAACGCCAATTCCTAATGAATCAAATACAAGCGCTAATACGTGGCGTTTGGTTATTGTCAGGGATTGATAAAAACTTATCTGAAACGACGTTAAAGGTAGACCCTAATATTTGGCGTAGTATGAAAGATTTAATTAATTACGACTTGATTAAGCAAGGTATACCGGATAACGCAAAGTATGAGCAAGTCAAAAAGAAAATGCTTGAGACGTATATTAAACGTGACATATTAACTCGTGAAAATATTAAAGAAGTAACGACTAAAACAACAATAAGAATTAGCGATAAAACATCAGTTGACAGTACGTCAACAAGAGGACCAACTTCATCAGACGAAAAACCAAGCATCGTTACTGAAACAAGTCCTTTCACATTCCAGCAAGCGCTGGATAGACAAATGTCTAGGGGTAACCCTCGGAAATCGCACACATGGGGTTGGGCTAACGCTACACGAGCACAAACAAGTTCAGCAATGAATGTTAAGCGTATTTGGGAAAGTAACACTCAATGCTACCAAATGCTTAATTTAGGTAAGTATCAAGGCGTTTCAGTTAGTTCACTTAACAAGATACTCGAAGGAAAAGGAACGCTTGACGGACAAGGTAAAGCATTTGCAGAAGCCTGTAAGAAAAATAACATTAACGAAATCTATTTGATCGCGCACGCTTTCTTAGAAAGTGGATATGGAACAAGTAACTTCGCTAGTGGTAGATACGGTGCTTACAACTACTTTGGTATCGGCGCTTATGACAATAACCCTAATTACGCAATGACGTTTGCAAGGAATAAAGGTTGGACAACACCAGCAAAAGCAATCATGGGCGGTGCTAGCTTCGTAAGAAAGGATTACATCAACAAAGGACAAAACACATTGTACAGAATCAGATGGAATCCCAAAAATCCAGCTACGCACCAATACGCTACTGCTATAGAGTGGTGCCAACATCAAGCAAGTACAATCGCTAAGCTATATAAACAAATCGGCTTAAAAGGTATCTACTTCACAAGGGATAAATATAAATAAAGAGGTGTGTAAATGTACAAAATAAAAGACATTGAAACGCGAATAAATAACAAAACTGTTGATATCGGCGACATAGGTTGTCGCTTCTACACAGAAGACGAAAACACAGCTTATGTCAGAATCGGAATCAACGACGAAAAAGGCAGAATCAACTTCGAAGAAAGCAATTTGACACCTAAGTTACATCTATTCTTGGAAGACGGTTCTATATTCAAAAATGAACCTGTTTTAATCGACGATAATGTAAAAGGGTTCCTTACCTACAAGATACCTAAAAACGTCATTAAACACGTCGGTATGGTGCGTTGTAAGTTGTTTCTGGAGAACGACCACGAAAGAATACACGTCGCAAACTTTCATTTCTACATTATCGATAGTGGTATAGACGAAGCAGTGCAAAAAGAGGTGTCTATCACATTAGTTGAGGACACTGTAAAAAGAATTATCCGTACAAGCGCTAGCGAGTTACTAGGAGACGACTTCAAAGAAACGTTAAACACAACTGCTAAGCAATACATTGCTGACAATGCAGACAAGTTTAAGGGCGAGCGTGGAGAACGTGGGGAAAAAGGAGAAGCGGGCGAACGAGGTGCGCAAGGGATTGCGGGAACCAGCGCTGATATAACTGATGCAATTGGTAATTTCTCTAATTTGAAAGACATTGTTAATTTACCTTTACAACCAAATTTTGTTGAAGAGGTTAACAAGTTATCTACAACTAAAGGAGATATGACAGTAAGCGTAGTGCATGCACCATCTCAAACATTCCATGTAGTACAACCAATAAGCAGTAGTCGCGCTTTAAGAGTTTGGTTCAATAAAAACCAAAAAGATGACTATATCATTTTTAGAGAGACAGAAATAGGAGACTACACCAACGAAAACAAATCGATCGGCTACCAAAATTTAGAAATGGTTGATAGTAGTATGTTTAACACTTCTTATGCACCAAACTACTATGCAACTACTGTAGGTGCAACACTTAAAGGCACAGTAATTGCAGATAAGGTTAATTTCACATCTTACTGCAATAATGTTGGTGGTATTTGGGAAGCGATACTTGATGAGGGAACAATTAACGAAAAGAGAAATACAATTTCTACGTATAGCAGTGTCAATAAAGTTGATAATGAGCAACTACTTTTTGATAACTTAGATTATAAAAAACATACACTGAAATTAGTATACAAAGGTCAAGACCCTAGCTATCCGGTTTCATCTCCTAGAGGTTGGCTATATTTCGGTGGTACGCGTCCACAAGATGTTAAAGGTACAATCAACGTGTTTAAATTAGTTCCGGTTGTAACAAATGTCACGCAATCACTTTATAGCTACTCTAACAAAGACATCGCAATGCAAATTAGAGACGCTAACAATTCAACTGGAGAGCAATTTGTGCCAGAACATAACGGAATAGCAACGGCTTTTAAAAACAAAGAGGCTAAGTTATTAGGAGACAATAAAGAATTGCCATTTATCACTGATAGAGTTTATACAGATATCAAAAATGTTAGTTTAGTTCAAAACGTTAACGGTAGAGTGGACAACAACGATTTAGTAAATATCATCACAAACCACTCAATTAAAAACGGCGCAGTTTCCATATATGGCAACGTTAAATTTTTAAAGAACACATATGTCAAAACAGCATATGCTGGCATGGTTCCATATTTCACTAAAAACGTTAACAAAATCAAATCGTCATTGAATAACACATATAAACCAGATATAAGCGGAACATATAGAATTGAGAAGATGCCCGAAAAACTGCAAGCTAAATCATATGTATTAAGTAATGATACTAATGATGTTATTACGGCTTTTGAATTTGAAAATATTATCAAGACAAACAGAATTAACGATAATGCGATAAAAGGCGATACATGGATAGAGCACCGCAACGCAGACATGGGCAAGATTTATAACCAACAATTTAAAGAAGAAACAATTGAATCGGGTTATGAATGGCAATTCAAACTGAATTACAGAACAACAGAAATACCATACGCAAACACATTAATTTAAAGCTAACCTTTCGAGGTTGGCTTTTTATTTTGGATAAAAGGAGCAAACAAATGGATATTAACTGGAAATTGAGATTTAAAAATAAAGCGGTATTAACGGGATTGATTGGGGCATTATTGCTATTTATCAAGCAAGTTACAGATTTATTCGGATTCGATTTATCAACTCAATTAAATCAAGCTAGCGCGATTATAGGCGCTATCCTCACGCTACTTACAGGTATTGGCGTTATTACTGACCCAACGTCAAAAGGTGTTGCTGATTCATCTATAGCACAGACATATCAAGCGCCTAGAGATAGTAGCAAAGAAGAACAACAAGTCACTTGGAAAACTTCACAAGATACTAGCTTAACACCGGAATTAAGTACAAAAGCACCGAAAGAGTACGACACATCACAACCATTTACAGACACCTCTAATGAAATCGGTTTTGACGTGAACGAGTATCATCACGGAGGTGGCGACAATGCAAGCAAAATTGACTAAAAAAGAGTTTATAGAGTGGTTGAAAACTTCTGAGGGAAAACAATTTAATATCGACCTTTGGTATGCATTTCAATGCTTTGATTATGCTAATGCTGGTTGGAAAGTTTTGTTCGGATTACTCCTAAAAGGTGTAGGTGCAAAAGATATTCCATTCGCCAACAATTTTGACGGGTTAGCCACAGTATACCAAAATACACCGGACTTCTTAGCACAACCTGGCGACATGGTGGTATTCGGTAGCAACTACGGTGCTGGATATGGTCACGTTGCATGGGTTATCGAAGCGACTTTAGACTATATCATTGTATATGAGCAGAATTGGCTCGGCGGTGGCTGGACTGACGGAATTGAACAACCCGGTTGGGGTTGGGAAAAAGTTACAAGACGAAAACATGCATACGACTTCCCTATGTGGTTTATCCGTCCTAACTTCAAAAGCGAAACAGCTCCACGATCAGTTCAATCTCCTACACAAGTACCTAAAAAAGAAACGGCCAAACTACAACCTAAAGCGGTAGAACTTAAAATCATCAAAGATGTAGTTAAAGGTTACGACCTACCTAAACGTGGCGGTAATCCTAAAGGTATTGTCATTCATAATGACGCAGGAAGCAAAGGAGCGACAGCAGAAGCTTATCGCAACGGATTAGTTAACGCACCTTTATCGAGATTAGAAGCAGGTATTGCGCATAGTTATGTATCAGGTAACACAGTGTGGCAAGCCTTAGATGAATCACAAGTAGGTTGGCATACTGCTAATCAAGTAGGCAATAAATATTATTACGGTATTGAAGTATGTCAATCAATGGGCGCAGATAACGCGACATTCTTAAAAAATGAACAGGCAACTTTCCAAGAATGCGCTAGATTGTTGAAAAAATGGGGATTACCAGCAAACAGAAATACAATCAGATTGCACAATGAATTTACTTCAACATCATGCCCTCATAGAAGTTCGGTTTTACACACTGGTTTTGACCCAGTAACTCGCGGTCTATTGCCAGAAGACAAGCGGTTGCAACTTAAAGACTATTTTATCAAGCAAATTAGAACGTATATGGACGGAAAAATACCAGTTTCAACTGTCTCAAGCGATTCAAGCGCTTCAAGTAATACAGTTAAGCCAGTAGGTAGTGCGTGGAAGCGTAACAGCTACGGTACTTACTACATGGAGGAGAAAGCAACATTCACAAATGGTAGCGAACCTATAACTGTAAGAACAGTAGGACCATTTATATCATGTCCAGAAGCTTATCAATTCCAACCAGGTGGATACTGTAATTATGATGAGGTAATGTTACAAGATGGGCATGTGTGGATTGGTTATGATTGGCAAGGCACACGCTACTACTTGCCAATTAGAACATGGAATGGTTCCGCGCCCCCAAATTATGTTCTAGGTAATTTATGGGGAACAATCAGTTAATATGTTATAATTAACATCCACCACATCATATGGCAGGTACTTCGGTACTTGCCTATTTTTTTATGCAAAAAAAACGAAAAAAGTTTATAAAAAGCGTTGCGTTATAGCAAAAGGCATAGTATAATATAAGTATAGGAGGTAGCAAGATGAGAATAAAAATAAAAGCACCCAAAAGCATAAAGTGTTCAATCAAAATAAACTTGGTCGTTTTGCAAATTGAACTTGCTTTTGAGTACTAGTCAATGAGGGGATTTCTTCCCCTCTCTAATAAAAATATAACATAATTCTCATTAAAAATATATGAAAATAAATATCAGAAAATCAACCAAAAAAGAATTTATATCCGGATTTATTGCATGGAGCTTAATAATCATATTGTTATGGGTGGTGTTTAAATGAGGGAACTAATCCGAAAATTATTTGATAGTGATTTGAGTAGTTTGCATATATCTAAGCAAACAGGAGTGCCACAAAGCACAATACACAGAATGAGAAAAAATGAACGATCATTAGACAATATGTCATTGAAAAATGCTGAGCTACTCTATAACTTCGCTATTGATATTTTTAATGACGAAGATAACAAAAGGCAAAGCCTATTAATTAAGAGGGCAAGCATTATAGGTATGTTGCAAAATTTAGAACTCACTTCGGAAGAACGCCATGAGCTCGAAAATGAATTGAACGATATTGAACTGAAACTTAAAAAGAATGAATAA